CGCGATCGAGGTCGCGGTAGAGGCGGAGGCGCTCGCGAAGTGCACCGGCACGTCCTGCAGCTGCGAGATTTGAAGTGCGAACGACGTCTTCCCCCGGCTTGTGCGTGCCGCAAGGACCCACACGTCGCCAGGCCCGAGTCCGCCCGTGAGGGCATCCAGCGGGGCTATGCCCGTGGGGAGGCCAAGCGACGCTGGTACGCGGTTGTGCGCTCTGGCCTCGTACGCTTCCTCGGCCTCTGCCAGGACGACTTCCGCGACCTCAGCGAGCGTTGGGTAGCGGTCGGAGCCGTACGCCTGCGTGTGGGCGAGCGCGTCCTGCATGAGCGCTATGGCCTCGTCCGCGCTCTTCCCTGCCGCCTCCCAGGCCTTCGCCAGGGACTCCATCACCATGCGGCGCCTGCTCAGCTCCACAAGCGCGTCCACGGCGCGCGCCAGTTCCCAACCGCCCAAGTCGTCCCGAACCAGCGACAGCACCTGGCTCACGGTCCACGGCGCCCCAAGGCGCTGTGCGACCTCCGGCACGGTAGGTTTCACGCCGGAAAGCACCATCTCGCGGATGACGCGCCAGACGGGCGCCAGCCTACCTCGCACCCCGTCGTCGCCGACGCTCTCCACGGCCACCTGGACAAGCTGCTGCACGGTGCCGTCCAGGCAATAGCCAACCAGCATTGCCTCCAGCTCCTCGTCGGGCGGAACCGGAACCGGAACCGGACGCCTAGATGCCACCTGGACCCCTCCCTCCACGGATCGCCACGAGCCTGGCCTTCCCGGACGTTGAGCCATCCGGCGGGCCAGGCCCAGGGCTTGGCAGGGACGAGGGCATCAGTCCAAGCTCCTCGGGCGTGCGGTACCGGCTGCGACGCCCGGGCCTTCCCGTCGTGGGCGGCCCTCCGTCGCCGGCCTGGCATGCCGCGACGACCTCCGGATAGCGGGCCGGAGCTAAGAGCTTGCCCACAAAGAACCGCCGCCGGTACGGCTCCAAGGCCCACACGGCAGCCTTGGAGGCCAGTTCCGGCGTAACCTTCGCCCCTTGCAGGAGCCCGTGCACGACGTGGCACATGCGCGGGTACCAGTCGCCTGGCCGTGCGGTGATGCCTGCGGCTGTCATGGCTTCGGAGATCTCGCCCACGACGCGCCTCGTGTCTGGATCAGCCATGGACGCGTTCTTGACCGCAGACGCCTTCCGCCGACGCTTCACCGGCGCTTTTTCGGAAGCCGTGGCTTGCTCGCTGCCGTGTTCAGACACGTCAGGGCCCCCGGCCGCGTCAGCGGGCGGAATGCGATCCGGATCCGTAGTCTTAGCTTTTATGCTTACCCCTTCGCTAGGTGCAACATCTTCCTGGTTTTGAGTAGGGGTAGTGGAAAGAGAATGGGAAAGGGAAAGGGAAAGGGAAGCGCGGTTTTGCGCCGAAGTCGGCGCAGTCTGGCGCATTGCGCTGGTTTGCGCTGGTTTGCGCTGGTTCGCGCCAGTCCTGGAAAGCCACTCGGCGAGCGGGCAGTCGCGGCGCCGGGACTCGCTGACATAGGCCTGGTATCGGTAGAAGGCGTCGACGGGGAAGGCCAGCTTCCCCCCTGCCCGCTCGATGAGGCCAAGGCGCTCCATGGCGTCCAGGGCCTCGGCCACGTCCTCCGGCGTCTTGTCGCGGCGGCCCGGGAACACCGTGTCCAAAAGCTCCTCCGGGTCGCCGTTGAGGATGCCGTAGTCATCGGCGTGCGGGATCATCCAGGTGTAGAGGAGCGCCGCGAAGTCCCCTGCCTTCATCGCCAGGTGCTTCACGTCCTTGTCCACGCTGATGTCGCTTGAGATGTACCGCCTGCGGCCCATGATCTTCCCCCTACCCCTACTTCGCGCGATGCTGTCCCCTGCTCGACCAAAGCCTCACGGCTGCATCCAGGAGCCGGTCCACCAGCTCCCCTGGTGCCTCATAGGGACCGCCCATCCGGGCGACCGCACGGGTGAGGGAGGCGACCTCCCTTTCCACCTGCAGGGTGTCATCGCACTGGATCCGAACGCCCGGCTCCACCCGTACCTACCCCCTAAGCGCGACAGCCAGAAGCCAAGCGCCGCAGAACACCGCAACGCTCGCAGACGCAATGCCAAGCACCGCTAGCCATCCCGTGGCGTCCTCGTATCCGCCGTCATTTGCCTCGCGGAAGAGAAGGAAAAACACAAGGGTGGAAAGGATGGCAAACAGCATCGAAACGAAGAGCGTGTGCGTCATGGCCGCGGCCTCCACCCGGGCGGATGTGAGGGCCAGGTGCCGTTGACCCTTACCTCGGGAACGGCCGTGAGGCGGGTTCTTGGCTGCGGCAACGGTCTTGCGCACTCGGGGTGCGCGTACCCGTAGCGGGTCACGACGCCATCCCCCATGGCGATCCGGCGACGGCATATCCAGCATCGGCCCGTGGTGCGTTCCATGTGCCCTACCCCCTTAGTCGCCTTTTTCCTGATTGCTGCCCTGGAGCTTGCGTACCAGCTGGTCCTTCTGCCTCGACAACCTGTCGATCTCTTTCGTGATCGTGGATTGCTTAGTTCCGTCGGCCAATTCCTGAGACAATTGAGTAGGAACGACCATGTCTACACGCAGGCCTAACTTAAACTCTGACACGGCACCGAGGCCGAAGCTCGACAACTCAGTGATAAACGCCCGTGCTTCATCGGAGCTGATGTTCTTAGGCAACGGGACGAGTGGGACCAAGTAATCCCGCCCACCTGCCGATATAAATATGGAGCGACTAACGTGTTCAAATAACGGGTGCGAAACTAACCTGTTAGCCGTGCGCAATTCATTTCTAAAATAGTTGATGCTGTAAGTTAGTTCTCTGACCTTGCTTTCCACATCCTGCCTACATTCTTGGCAAAGTTCTTCTGGGATAACAGACCGATTGGTCTTCAGTGGCTTTACCAGGTCGAGCGTTAGAACAACATTCGCATGAACCTCCACCCACGGGATGCCAGAATCAGCTAGGTCATAGGCTTTGTCTGCATCTACCTTGTGCGAATGGAGAATCTCAACGTCAAGAACTGGGGTTCCTGTACCTGCATCGAGCAGCACAACATCGCCAATCCTGCCGTTGGGAAACCGGTACTCCATCTTAGCCTTGACGTTTGATAAAGAGACAACATGGTACCACCCAGGCTCGTTAGTACCTTTCAGAGACCCAACAAGGTGATGAGGGTAGTAGACGACAAAGGACAACTGGCCGTTCACCTGAACGTGCTGGGCTAGGAGGTTCTTGGCGGTAATGTGCTCCACGCTTTCGCCTGCGGGAATATGGCACTCCTGCCCGTGACGGTGCGCGAAGTGCGGGCGTTTGTACTCACCCCTACGTAGGATCAGCGGCTGATCGCATCCTAGGCACCTGTACACGATGCTGCGATCAGTTGCCAATCGAGCCAGCGCCACTTCGCCCTGCGGGCCCTTGGCGGCAGGCCACAGCAGGCCTTGGTCTTCCTTACTTACCGTGTCCACAGCCATCCAAGGACCCCTCCCAGCATCACAACTCCGACCAGCCCAAGTCCAAAGCCAAGTCCTTCGGCCCAGTCGCGGGCCCATGGGCGAAGGCGGTACCGATGCCGGCGGCGGACACGGCGCTCGATTCGATCGAGCCGAGCGAGGGGGGTCATGGCCGCGTCGCCGCGCGGCGCTCGCTCTTGGCCGCTACGGCGTCCGCCTCCTTGCCGGCAAAGGCCAAGAGAGCCTTGATCGCCGCGATCGGCCTGGGCCCGTAACCGTAAAGCCAGTCGAGGTCGTCTGCGTCGTCGAGCGCGGCCCGAAGCTGAGCCTCTGCCTCAACCATGTGCTCCGTGAAACATCTCAGGAGGGAGAGATCGGGGCCACTCGGCATTTCGGCCGCATGCCTCATGCGCATCCCGCCCTGGTCGCCCTGATTTTGGCTCATTGTTCCCGCTTCCTCTCCTCAACGCGTGCGCGCTTCCGCTGTAGAGCTGCACGTCGTCGGTCTGTCTCCTCGCGGTGTAGCTGGATTGCCATGGACACAGAGTTGCGCAAGCCACGATTGGGTGGATTACACTCCTTGGTCATGGCAGAGAGCCCCCCCTGAGAACGAGCGGAGCAACCAGCGTGGTAGGCAACCCCGTAAGCCACGATTGCACCAGGATCGCTCTCTTCGACCGGCTCCCCACAGGCACGGCACGTCGCCGCGTATCCAGCTGCCCACCAAGCCTGCGCCGGGACGTCCTCGTTGGCTTTCCAATACTCCTCGTAGGCGTCGAGGACCTTAGCCCGACGAACAGAGAACCCCGCGGAAAACGGCTCCTCCTCGCCATAGAAGCGGGCAGCCTCCACGCGGGCCTTCCCGCGAGTCTCAGCGAACCACGCCATGGTCCACTCGCCCGTTGAGACGACCCAAGCCTTGGCTGTCATGGGTTGTCGCCGCCTCCCGCTGCACGCTCGCGAACGAGAGACACAACCTCCGCCTGTCCCGTTCCGTCTTGAATCCCGGCCAGGTACTCCGCCAGGTCCGGATTCCCCTTGCTGTTCTTCTGCAGAGAAGCCAAGGGGTCGCCAAACAGTAGAGCTTGTTTGGTCATGATCGCGCCTTCTTTCCTATGGAAGCAAGGACACGGTCTGGTTCAGTCCCGTCCAAGAGCTCCTTCAATGCGTCACGGAATGTGGTTACGAACTGTACGGTAACGACGTTGGAAATGTCGTCTATGTTCAAGTTTCTACACATGACGTCCTCGGCGGCATCTGACACATAGATGGTCGAAACAAACGCGAAGAGACTGACCATATGCATCAGGCTAAGGTGAGCCTCAAAGGTGAGCTTGTCCGGTTCCAAATGCAGGTACAGGATGCCTTGCCCTTCATCCACAGTAGCGCCGCCCTCGGGCACCTCACCTTCTTCCACAAGTTCCGGATCACCCTTACGCGCTGGTTGGGTTTCGAATTTCCCGCGTGCGTTCAAGCTTTCGGCGATCTCCTTGGCGTCTGCTTCCGTGTAACACACCGCTACAACCCGAGACTTGACGGTCACACACCACTGTAGAAGCTCTCCAGAAGGCTTCCATCGCGTGATTTCTGCCACCAAGCTACGCACCCCCCGCGTGCGACCGCACAAGCGCCACGACTTCGGCCTGGCCGGCGCCTTCGGCGACGCCGGACAGGAGGCTGGACAGTTCCTGCGCTTGTTCTGTCTTTAGGGCCGATACTTCGATCACACCGAAGGGTTCGAGGCATGCGGCGATGGCGCGGCCGCCCAGGCCGAGGCGACCGAACTGCACCTTCAACGCCTCGTGCGGGCTTTGAGCCTTCGTCGCCGGCGGATTCTCAGGCGCCTGGACTGCCGGTGCTACTTCGTGCGGTGCTGCCGTCTCGTCCAGGACCTCCACCGCGGGCGTCACGGTCACGATCCCGTCATCCTCCGCGTCGGGAGCCGCAGGCCGCAGGATCGCCTCGTCGGCGGCAAAGGCCCGCTGTGTCTGCACGTCCATCGGCAGGTAGCGGTAGTGCGCCCGGACGAGCGTCTTGCGCTCCATCTCCTCCGGCCACTCCAGCCACGCCCCGGACCGCGGGGCACCCCGCAACGCCTTCTTGCGTCGCCGCTCAATCTCGGCAGGGGTCATGACGGCGATGTAGTGCCCGCCGTCCTGAAAGCGGACCATCAGGTAGTAGGCCGTGACCGGGCGAGTCTCGTCGAAGCCCGCAGGCTCGTGAACGAGCACGTCTTCGATGCCGCGCCGGTACGTGAACAGGTCGCCTTCGCGGACCGTGCCCACATAGATGTCCCTGACCCGCGGCGAGCGGTAGATCAGCGCAAGCGCGCCGGTGTAGCCGAGCACCCATTGAGCCTCAAGCGTCCCATGGTTTCGGTACGGCACGATGAAGGACTGACCGAGCGGGGCGCCGATCTCAAGCCCGAGCTGAGCGCTCCACATGACGGCGCCCAGGAGGCTGTCGCGCGTGCAAAGGGCGAGCTGCGGGTTCCGGCGGATCTCCGTGAGCGCAAGACGCACAATCCGGGCAGCGTCGACCCCACGCGGGACAGCCCTCCGTAGCTCCGGCTCCACCTGCTGAAGCCAGGCCCGCACGGTGCGCTGCGGGTCGACCTTGACCGCCTGCGCCTCCTGGACTCGGGCCCTTAGAGCCTCCGTCGAGGCCTCGGCGGTTCTTGCTTTAGTCATCCTCCGTACCTCCTCCCTTGACCAGCAACCGGCGCTCCGTGCGCGAACGCTCAAACCGCGCTGCAACCTCCGGTGCCTCGCGCCGAAGCGCCTCCGTGTCCAGAAGGCGCCGCTCGAAGGCCTTCCAGGTCACGGCCACCTGGCCGTCCAGAAGGCCAATCTCGGCCTCGCCCAAAAACGCCTTGATCCGGTTGGCGGCCTCGGCCTTGCGCTTGCTAGCCGCCTTCTCTTCCTCGCCCGCCTGGCGGTAGGCGGCGAGAAGGTCGCGGGCGCTGTCGGGAAGGTCGACCTCTCGCCCTAGCTCCGACGCATCATAGAGTCGCGCCAGAAGGCCCGTGTCGGCCTCCGTGGGCTCGGGAAGCACGCCCGCACGGATGTACTGCTCCCACCAGTTGGACGCTTGGTCCCAGGCGGACGCGATGAGGGCGTCATCCCTCCAGACGCGCCACGGGCGGAGGTCGCCGTCCACGAAGGCCACCAGGTAGCCGGAATCCAGGCCCGTGACGCCCAGGTAGTGCATGAGCTGCATGGACGCGTGCGCGGGGGGCTCGTCCTGCCGCCAGGCACTCGCGGCCCATCCCCCGGACGTCTTGATTTCCAGGACCTCTTGCGGGCCCGCCACTAGGCGGTCGACGTTGGCGAGCATGAGGCTGTTTGTGCGGCTCTGGAGGACGGCGTGAACCCGGCGGATCGTGCGCCCCTCCTCGTCGGCCCAAAGCCTCGCCACCGCGTCCTCCAGGTAGCGCCCACGCCGCATGGCGCGCGTGTCGGCAGGCGGGTCGACCAGGCCCAACTTCTCGGCCGCAAGCTCCATCGGCGACTTGTACGGCGAGAGGCCCAGGATGACCGGAAGGTCACTTCCGCCGATCCCCG